GTGTTTCAATCAGGTCTTCATTATGGCTCGGAGAGACTATCATTTGATCCATCTAAGCAATATGCTTATGTAGAGCATCCCACAGAAGGATGGCGTGTCTATTTACGGTCATGTGCTTTTTTACATCCAACTTATTCACAGCCACAGCAATTCTTAGTAGTTAAAAAAACAGGAAAACGACCATCAGATCATGCATGGGAGCCACCCAAAGGCCAAATGGAAGGAAAAGATCTGAAAAAGAAACCTATGATTGAATTATTAACTGAAACTGTTCTTCGTGAAATACAAGAAGAATCCCACATTAGAGATATAACGCACTTACATCATACAGGACTTGTCTTTCAATCACAGGAAAAAGATTATCCGCCTCATCATTTTTTCCAATATCATATCTTCCAAGGCACCATATCTCCTCAACAAATTCATACATCATTTTCTACATTCCAATGGATCAAAGAACATCCAAAGGGATTTGCAAGATGGTCCAGGGACCGTAAAGAGAAAGACGCAGTAGCATGGTTTCATCCACGTAAAACACGATTGAATCCTCGGTGGACACCTGATATTGTTGCAGCATATCTTGCACATTTTGCCTAAAGGCACAATGCGTTCCGCCTTTGGACATTTAAAATGTCCAAAGGTGTATATTTTCTAAATAAATGTATCTAAACAATTTTATCCATGATTTTATATGGTGTTCTGGAAATCACATACAAAATCTATATTAGAATCACCTACAGGATTTCCATCTGAATATGATCCTACTGTGACCGACTTTCTCCATGCTCATTTTAGAATCCATCCTGATGTAGTGTATCATCCGTCATTTAAAGATGATGATATTATTCTTACCGTTCGTGATACAGAAAAACTAGTAGGATGCATTCGGTATCGGTGTATTGATATAAAGAAACAGATTCATCTTGTAGATTGTTTCTGTATTCATCCTGAATGGCGTGGAAAAGGAGTGGGTGATTATTTGTTACATGATCTTCATCACCGAATGAAAGATAAACCATATGCAATTTTCTTAAAAGAAGGTGCACCTCTTCCTATTCCTTCTTATTATACAAGTATGTATGTATATAGACATATTCTAAAACAAACTGTATCAAATGTATCAGATATATCCATATCATTGGCATATCAGCTTATGGAAATCTATCAACAATTTAGGCCATTTTTTAAGATAGCACGACCATCATCTAATCAACAATGGCTACTCTATAAGAATGAGCATCATAATATTCTGGCATGTGTTCAAGATACATATCAAACACTTCATGGAAAGAAAATGGGATGGATAACAGCTTGGATAGAAAGTCCAGGAATAACAGATACGATACGTGAGGACGCATCGTATCAGTTATCTCAAGTGAATGAGTTTGATATGATATGGATGGATTGGAACTGGACAACGAAGTATCTAACGAATGATACATGGACAATAGACGGACCATTTCATTGGTATACCTATCAATGGACACCTGAACTTTCTATTGATAGATCTTATTGTTTTATTCATTGACGTAAAGGTCTAGGAGCAGGTTTAAGAGCAGGAGCTTGAGGAGCTTTAGCAGGAGCTTGAGGAGCTTTAGCAGAAGGAGCAGGTCTAGGAGCTTGAGGAACAACTTTAGCAGCTGCTTGAGGAGCAGGTCTAGGAGCAGGAGCAGAATAAGGAGCCCCTTGGCGATACTCTGCCCGAATTGGACTAGGATAATCAATTGCAGTTTTCAAATATGGTCCAACAGATCGTGTTTGGAGTTGACCAATTGCATTTGTAGTAGGAAGAATAGGAATAGCAGCAGTTGGAGATTGTTTTGTATTATTAATTAATTGTAGTCCTTGTACATATTCATATTCACAATTAGTATAATATTTAATTAATATATCTCGTGCCTGATGATTGATAGAATCAATTTCAGTAAATCCTTTTTTACGAAGATTATCACTTAATACAACATAGGGTCTTCCAGATGAATCATGTTTTGTTATAAATAACATATTAAAAATAAGCCCACATTTTGCAGCATGTTCTCTTTGTATGTCCCGCATATTATTAATAATAGTTACCAATTTTGTTGCAGTATCATATGGAACATACACATCTTTTTCAGAATTAGATCTACATATTTTACTATCACGAATATTTTTAATACCTTCTAATCCTGAATCAAATGTTTTCGGATTACGTAAATCCTTATTTGTATCTTCAAAGCGAATTGACATCATTTGCATAAATTCTATATATTGTTCATATGAGGTTTTACCATTTACTTTCTGTTCTGTATCAATCACTAGTTTTGGACTTGCATATCGTATTGTATCATAAAAAAGCATAGATAAGGCAGCTAAACCAGGAGATCTATCAAGTGATTTTCCTGGTTCTGGAATACCGCTTCGTGATTCTCCTTTACTTGTTTCAAAAAAGCGTGATTTGCAAATATGAGAGATACTTAATTTACCCTCAATCGGTACTGTACGTAATAATTGTATGGCACGTGCAATACAATGTCCTAATGGACGTTTATCACGTAAATTACTAATAATACGATCTAACTTTAGTTCATTAATTGTTGTTTGTTGTACTTGTATCTGTGTCTGTGTATTTAATTTAGGTTTAAAAATAGTAGCAAGAATGTATTCCAGTTCTGTATTAAAAAAGGTTGGTATACTTTTTCCACCTATAGTAAATACATTATTATTAAGCTCTATTGGCTTATCTGAAGGAAGTCTCATCTCTATTGTACTAGAATCACTGCCACGACGTGTTGTTACATTTCTAAATGTTAGCCTTGTAATATAGCCTTCTCGTTTAATGTATATATGTACATAATATTCTTTATTGGTTTGTGTATCTTCAATTGTAAATACTCCATTAGATCTGTCTGTTCTATTACTAGGTTCTTTACTAAAATAAATTGTAAATCGTTGATAGTCTTTTCCTCTATAATATAATTTATAACCCTTGTGCCATGTATCTGGATATACACCTTTGCTATCTTTTTCAAGATAAGATTTTAAAAAATCATAGGGATGTAATTCATCTTCAATTGCACCGCCTTGCATAGGAACGCCTTGCATAGGAACGCCTTGCATAGGAACGCCTTGCATAGGAACGCCTTGAATATGACCGCCTTGAATAAGTTCATTACGCGGTTGAAGAGGAGCATAGGCATAGCGTTGTGGTTTTTGCGGATTAATAACAACATCTACTAATCCTGTTGTTGTCATAAACTGGATATCATCTATTAATGTAAGTGCAAGTGCACCATAAATTTGAAAAATACGTGTATAATAATATCCTAATATGAGACATAAACTCTGTCGTTCTTCTATCATTTTTGAGTCAGGAGGTTTCACCAGATCATCTACTTTACGAAATACGATAAAACTATCTGTTTTTTTATTATGATATTGAGGAAAGAATTGCAGAACAGAAAAATGTTTATACAAATCATTTGCCATAAAAAGAACATATTTACTGCATACTGCTGGATTAGATAATGCAATAAGGTCGCTTGTGCTTATTTCTTTTAATAATGTTTGTAGAATAATATTTGCGGTTTCTTCCGTGCTGTACGCTTTTTCTGATATTTTACGTTTGGCTTCTTCTGATACAGCCCCACCCATTCTATTTACTCACTATATTTTTATAAAACACATACTCGTAAGTATATTTATAAAACACGTTCTAATACATCACTGTATGATTCCAAACGACGAATGCATTTTTGAAGTGTGACAATAGATATTTCACTCGCTTCTGCAATTTTTGCAAGGGGAATAATAATTGATTCATTTCGTTTGATCACAAATGCAATACAACCTGCCGCCAAACTCGGTGGAATGTTTTCCTGTGAAAGGCCTGCTTCTTCTGCTTTTTCTGCAATGCGCCGTGTAGATTGATAAATACTGTCCATTTTGTTTCTTGGGATAGGCAGACGATTCAACGGCAATTGAATGTATTCAGTAGCTTTTGTACTAGATTGGTTAAATTTATGAACAGTTGTATTGCTAAGAAGACCTTTCTGTCGTGCCAATGCCATTGTTTCTTGGAGCTGTTTCAATGCTTTGGTAAAGGTGGCTGAACTAATTCCAAACAATTCAGCAATTTCAGCGGGCTTACGTGGAGATCCAGCTTGTTTCAGACTAACGTATAAGCAAGAGGAAAGAAGAGCATCATGACTTAGACCTTGACGTCCTCCAACCGTTTGAAGTGTAATATAAAGGTTTTTGGATTCCTCCACAATATATTGATTGATACCGTGATTCAAACCAATGAGAGAAAGTCGTTCACTGATTTTAATAAATGATCGCTCTTTATAAGGCACCGTATTCCATGAATGATACTTACGTACGCGATACATAGCTTTTGCTGAACCGTACCCATTCAAAATGATAGTACCGAGAGAGACTTCAGGGAGACGTGGATCATGCGGGGCTCCTACACGAGTGGGATCACCACCACGATCATCTTGTGAAAAGTATCTGTATTCTGCAGTATTATCAAATGATCGGGACACAATATGTCCACATTCTTTACAAGTAATGAGATCCGTTAGATAAAGACAGTCCGTATTAAGGCAATAAGGACATGTGTCTAGATCTAATTTTTCCTCTTTGTCCTCTGTGTCCTCTGTGTCCCAGACTTCAAAATCATTTGTAACAGATGGAATGGCCTTAGTAAAGGTTGGTTTAACCCGACTTTTAAATAAGGTTTCCATCTTCGTTACTATCTATTCCATCATAATTATAAATCAATTTTTACGCCTTTAGATTTAGATACAAGATGTTTTGATATATGAATGATATAAATAATCTAATAAATAATAATCTAATAGATATGTCACTCCAACAAGGATCAATGACAAGTAGTACATTATTAGCGAGTTCTGCACCATCAGGAATCGGTGCATTAGGATCCAGTTATAATCCAGCAGATGCCATGAAAATGCCTGCACAGATAGGTGTACGTGTAGGCAATTCAATGGATGATGTAGTTAATGCAGTAAAAGGTGTAGGATTCTATACGGATCAAATTGGATTTGGTGCACCATCCACAGGACTTACGAATGGAATGCCATTGAAGCCTCTCGGTGTCAATTATTTTGTTAATACAGGTGCAAAGTGTTCTAATGGAGCCAGAATGTCACACTATATACAGGGAATTCCTGATGGAACTGCACTTGGTGCTAATGTAAAAAAAGCAATGGCTGATATGGGATTGCCACCATTGAAGGGGTTGGCTCCTGGTATGTTAGAAGATGTAAAACATGCTCTTGATCCTAGTCCATTGATGAATGCTCTATTTGGATCGGGTTATCCTCAATGCAAACAAGCTACCTTACTTGTGGGCGATGCATATGGGCGTATTAAGGATGATACAACAGGAGAATATTGGATAAGTGACCCAGATACAGTTACATGGAATGGATCACATTATGTACAGACACGCTGGATACAGGATACAGATAATAAAGGTAATCCTATCAATTTAACACGGGAAAACTGGTTATCTGCTGAAAAAACGTATAATCCAGATGGAACCCCTATTAAATCTGAGGCATTTGCAAATCGTTTAACACGGCCATCTACTATTGCCGTAGTAGGTGTACTATGTTTGATTGCTTTTTCGCTTATGAGACGACGATAAGTGTATAATATTTTATATTACTTCGTCAATCGGGCTACTTCGTTAACGATTCACATTGTCAATCGGGTTAGCCGATTCACATTGTCAATTAGGTTAGCCGATTCACATTGTCAATTGGGTTAGCCGATTCACATTGTTAATCGGTAC